TGAAAAAAATGATGATGAAATTAAAAGAAGCAAAGGTAAAAGCTTTTACTCTGATTGAAATGAGGGATAGTAAAACTCTCTCTATATCCTCCACTTGATGACAATGCTCTCAGCTGTGACTTGTACTTTCTTGATTAAGGCTCTGACTATGGCTTTTTGGGACTCATAGTCCATTTTGGAGATGTCTCCCTTGCTCAGTTCATGCTTGATTGTATTCTTAGCCTCATCTTGTTTAAGAGCTGGGTCATTCTCTAGCTCTTTTTCTAGCAAGGCTCTCATGCTTTGAAATTCACTTGACTTGCTCTGTAATTCCTCTAGGGTAATTCTGTCATCTATGTAGAGGTCATTGAGCCTGCTCAGTTTCTTAGATAGCTCTCTAATTTGTTTCTGATAGCTTTCACGGTCTATGGCCTCTTTGTGATTGTCTGAGAAGATTGTCTCTAAGTATTCAGAGTCGTGCTGCAGTTTATTAACCTCTTGCAAGACAAAGGCCTCAAGCTCATCCTTTAGATAGAAACCTGAGTCACACTTTTTGTTATCATTGTAGGTAGTGACTCCTCTCATTTTTCTAGGGTGCCTTTGATGACACTCATATTTTACAAGCCTAGTCCCATCTTTACGATACATCCCCATTAGTATTTTCAGAGGCGCTAGACAGTAGCCACACTGAGCGATACCTGAGAGCATGTACTTAGCCTGGAATGGCCTAGGGTTAACATTCTCAGCTGCAGTCCTTTGCCTGATTTTGAGTTCTTCCTGAGTCTTGTCAAAATCCTCTTTAGAGATAATAGGCTCATGATTGCCTTTGTATATTTCTCCCATGAATTGGTTATATCCACAGTAGACAGGATTGTCTAGGATTTTTCTGACCGCTCTGTAGTTCCAGGGCTTTTCTTTTGGAAATTTCTCATTAAGGTCATCTCTAAGCTTAGTGATAGACCTACCTGAGAGATAGCTCTCAAAGATGAATTTGATAGCTAGTGACTGGACTGGGTTGATAGTCATGGAGCCTGTCTCTTTGTGGTAATCGTAACCATAGGATGTCTTAGTCCACATCATGGATTTTCCAGCCTTTGCACGCCCTAGCTTGCCTAGTTGCATACGTTCCTTGATTTGTTCCCTCTCTAACTGAGCAAAGACACTTAAAAGCCCTATCATAGCTTTTCCAAAAGGAGTGGAGGTGTCAAAATTCTCTTGCAAGCTCAGAAATTCAATCCCATTCTTGATGAATACATCCTCAATCAAGAATAGTGTATCTTTCTGACTACGGCTGAGGCGGTCTAGTTTGTAGACTAGGACTGTATCAAATTTCTTTTTGTCAGCGTCTTTTATGAGCCTCTCTAGTGCAGGCCTATCAGTATTAGAGCCTGAAAATCCTCCATCAGTGTATACTTTGTAGACACTCCAGTCTTTGATTTTACAATAAGACTCTAGTTTGTCTATCTGCTCCTCAATAGAGTAGCCCTCCTCAGCCTGTGAGGTAGTGGATACCCTGACATAAATAGCCACCTTGTTTATTGATTTCATTGATTTTGTACCCTCATTTTGATAAAATAGGTACAAGAAAAGACATCATGAGAGGGTATCTCCATGACAATCTTTTCCTGTCACATGCCTCATGCTCAGAGCTGCCAAACTTTGTGAGCGTGAGGTCTTTTTTTATTAGTTTAGATTAGAAACAGCGCTGTCTGCCTCTTCCTGAGTAAATTTCTCATATTTTACAAGTTGGTCACGGATGGCCTCTGGAGACATTGCCATAGTTTCCTGATATTGCTTAGCTTTTTCAAGAGCTTGTTTGTTGTAGTCAATATCAGAGTTATCTACAGCATAGTCCGCAGCCTCTTGAGAGTATTTATCATATCCTACTAATTGAGAACGTATCGCCTCTTTAGACATGTGTAAAGTTTCAGCATACTGCTTAGCTTTAGTCACAGCTGTTTTATACTCAGTAGGTACTTTTTTCTCAGTTGACTGCTCAGTTTTAACCTCTGATGTTGAGCCAGCCTCGGAAGATGAGCTCTTGCCTTGAGAACATGCCACAAGGGCGATAACAGAAAGGCTTAACAAGCCTAAAGACAATAATTTTTTCATGAAATTACCTCCCAGCTTTTAATGTGGTTCAGTGATTGCACATATTTTTTAACCTTTATAAATTTCTACAACCTCTCCAATAGTACGGATGTCATCGTTTTCTGTAAGAGGTATCTCCTCATAGCTATTATTGAGACTTTGTAGATACCATGCTCCATTGTAGTCTCTCTTGAGTTTTTTGACAAAGTTCTTGCCATTTACTTGAAAAATGCCAATAGAGTTGACCTCAACCTGACTAGTGACCTTGATAAAAAGTAGGTCATTATCATCTATAAGAGGCTCCATGCTATCGCCTGCTACCTTAGCGATAGTGTCATAACTATCAGGCACATCATCAGCTCTGAGTTTAACTTCCATGTGTAGGTTGTCCTCTTGAAATGCTCCATGGCCTGCAGCTACTAAGCCCTCAACATAGGCTGTGACAAAATCATCCTGAGACTTTTCAAAAATGGATAGAGTAGTAGCATTTTCTTGCTCCTCAAGTTGAGTCTGAGCATAATACAAGACTTTCTCTTGTCTATCCCTTGAAAGTTTACTATATACAGGCAAGATGTCAGCTTGTTCTAAATCAATGCCGTTAAAATAATCTAGTGGCACATCAAAGAAATCAGCAAGGATTTTGACAGATGAGAGCCGTGGCTCCTCCCTGTTGTTTTCCCATTTTGAAATCCTACCCTTGTTAAAATTGATAGTGTCAGGATAGTTCCTGTTAAGTGTATCAGCTAAGTCCTCAAGAGTTAGATTGTGGCTCTTTCTGAGCTCTTTAATTCTGTTTCCTATCATAGTTGTTGCTCCTTTTCTATAGATATAATACCACATTTGTTGCGAAAACACAAATTTTTTTAAAAAAAATAAAAAAAGTTGTTGACAACAGAAAATAAAAGAGTATAATAGACTTATAAACAAGTTGCGAAAACGCAACTAAAAAGAAAGGAGAGGTCTATGGCAGGTGCATTGGAACTAGATAAGCCATACCATAATTTAAAAGGTATCATCGTTTCAAAAGGATTGAAACAGAATGATATTGCTGAAAAGTTGGGGATGTCTAAGTCTACTCTGAGTGTAAAGCTTAACCGATATAAAGGGCGAGATTTTACATTCTCAGAGGCAAGCAAGCTGGCAGAGTTGCTAGGCGTCAAAATGGAGGATTTCTAGCAATATTTTTTTACTCAAAAAGTTGCGAAAACAACAACAAAGAAAGGAGCACAGATGAACGAACTCATAAACGTAACACTTAATGACAACCATGAGCCAGTGGTGTCAGGTAGACAGCTACATGAGGCTCTAGGAGTCAACTCAAACTACACTACATGGTTTGACCGTATGACTGATTATGGATTTACAGAAAATCATGACTATGTTTTGCTTTCCAATTTTGGAAACCAAACAGGGCGAGGGGGTCATAACAGAGTAGACCACATCATCAAGCTAGACATGGCCAAAGAGATTGCCATGATACAGCGAACAGAACGAGGCAAGCAAGTCAGACAATACTTTATACAAGTAGAGAAAGATTTCAATAGCCCTGAAAAGATAATGGCAAGAGCCCTACTCATGGCTGACAAGAAAGTCCATCAGCTAGAGGCTAAAATTGAGGCTGACCGTCCTAAAGTACTCTTTGCTGAGGCAGTGAGTGCAAGTCACACATCTATCCTGGTTGGAGAGCTTGCTAAGCTACTCAAGCAAAATGGGGTAGACATGGGAGCTAATCGCTTATTTAATTGGCTCAGAGCTCATGGGTATCTCATCAAGCGCAACGGGCGTGACTGGAACATGCCAACACAAAAGAGCGTAGAGATGGGGCTCATCAGAGTCAAAGAGACCAGTATCACACACGCTGACGGCCACATCACAGTTAGTAAGACACCACTTGTCACTGGTAAAGGTCAGCAGTACTTTATCAACAAGTTTCTAAATCAGGAACGTTTGACAAGCTAAAGAAAAAGCCCTCAAAAGACGGCTAATCCATTTGAGAGCTAGAAAAATACTTTATGAGGTAATTATACCATGAAATCACAAAAAAAGGAATGGAGACCACGGATAATCAATATCATGGCAGATGGCTCACAGGTTGACAATCTGTCAGGATACACAATCCCTGCTGGACATTCGTACTATGACATTATTTTAGGTGCACACAGCCAAGAATTTTAGAGAGAGGGGACATAATATGAGGTATGCAGTACATCATCAGGAACACTTACGATAACTACACATCGCTCAATAACGCTTTCACTCAAGATACTAGGCTGGAGCCAGCAACAATAGGCATATTGACGGTAATCTTAACCAATAAGCCTGACTGGGTTGTATACCCTGAGGAAATCGCTAGACGGTTAAATATCAGTAGGCGTACAGTGGACAGACATTTCAAAATACTAGAGCAGTGTGGGTACTTGCTATCTGTGAGGATTAGCCATGGTAGAGGAAATGGGACAGAATTTAGGAGATTTTTCTCAGACTGCCCCATGTCAGAGAGCTATAAAACTTACTTAAAGGAAAATCTGATAAAGGAGTTATCCACAGGAAACTAGATAGAGTAATTTTACACTTGGAAGATTTTGCCATGTTAAAAATTGCCATGTTAAAAATTGCCATGTTAAAAACTGCCGTCTAATAAATACTAACTATATAACAAGTACTAACTTAATAATAAATACTAACTTACAACAAACTACTACTAATATAAATAAATAAAAGAAAGAGATTAAAAAAACATGACTGATAAAGAACTCATCAAACAACAACAAGAAAAGATTGAACGTATCGAACAGCTACAAAAGGAATTACATAAATTATCCTTGGGTGGCTTGTTTATTGTAAATGCTTTAGGACTACATGATGAGCTAGAAATACCACTAAGAACTGTGCACGATGTCTCACATGCTATCAAGGATGTATTAGATGGAATGAGCCCTCAAGAGGCTATTGAGAAAAACATGACAGAGGAAGATGACGAGGAGTAAGCGCTATGTGGAATAAATTTAAAGAATTTCTAGGACTAGATGAAATCTTGGCAGATGAGCCAATCCAAGAGCCAAAACAAGAAAAGAGCAATCTAATTGATGTGAGAGCCTTGCAGATTGAAAATCAACTACTAAGAGAAGAAATCAAACTCAAAAACGAGCTACTAAATGAGCTATCACTGGATAACATGTCACTAGGTAGACAATGTCAAGGATACTCTGAGAAAATCTTTGAGCAGCAGAAACTAATTCAGGTCTATCAAGAGATGGCTAACTAAGGAGGCGCTCAATGGATAGAGGACTCTTTGGAACTTTTGACTATGACAGAGACTATCTACAGCCTCAAGAGCCTCAGGATGAGCTTGACCCTGCTGATTATGTATTCAGTGCTGGTCAGTGGATATATGTGGGAGATTGTTAGCTTATGGATAGAGAACACTATGAGGACAATGCCTATTGGAGACAGAGGCACTTTGAGACTTGCTGTGAGCTGGGAGCTATTATCAATGAGCAACAGGACAAGATAGTCTCACTTATGAATAAAAACAAGCGCTTAGAGCGTGAAAATTGGAACTTGAAACACAACAGAGGTAAAAGGAATGACAAACGAAATCACACAAACTAAAGGGAATTATTTAACTGACCTACAAAAGCTAGACGGGGCAACTCTCAGAGACTTTGTAGACCCAAACCATCAAGCAAGTACCCAAGAGCTACAGATGTTGATGGCGATTGTGAAAAATCGCAATCTTAACCCATTCACTAGAGAGGTCTATTTCATCAAGTACGGAAATAACCCAGCCCAGATTGTAGTTAGCAAAGACGCTTTTTTGAAAAGAGCTGAGCAAAATCCAAACTATGACGGTTTCAAGAGTGGGATTGTCTACGAGGATGAAAAAGGAGAGTTAAAAAACAAAGAGGGTATCATCCTACCAAGAGGAGGCATACTTATTGGAGGATGGTGTGAGGTTTACCGAAAAGATAGAACACGCCCAGTCTATCGTGAGGTAGAGCTATCAGCTTACAACACAGGGAAAAACTGGTGGCAAAAAGCCCCAGGGCAAATGATTGAAAAAGTAGCGATTGTGGCAGCTATCCGAGATACATTCTCTGAGGATGTAGGAGGGCTATACTCATCAGATGAAATGGAACAAGCGCAACCTATTGATGTCACGCCTCAAGAGAGCCGTGAGGATGTAGTGGCACGCAAAATGGCTCAGGTTGAGCAATTTAACAGAGAGCAAGAGGCAAGCTCTGTAGTACCTGAGATGGAGCCTGAGGCACCTCATGAACCAGTCCAAGGCGAGCTACTAGATGATAATGACCTTGATTATTAATAAAAGGGGACAACATGCAAGAATTACAGGTAAAAATCACACAGGCACAGGTTGAAATCATTGACCGTGAGAAATTTGAACAGAATATCAACGAGGTAGTGACTAAGTATCAAAACTATACGGTCACAGCCTCAACCATCAAGGATGACAAGCAAGTGCTTGCCAATCTACGCAAACTAGACAAGCAAGTCTCTGATGAGCGTATCCGTAACAAGAAAATATTGTCAGAGCCTGCTGATGAGTTTGATAAGTACATCAAGCAAGCCATCCAACCCTTAAAGGACATCATTGATAAGATTGATGTGGATGTCAAAGAATTTGAGGCTCATCAAAAGATGGTCAGACTGGATACGGTCAAGGCCTACATCTCAAATAAGTCAGCTGAGTACATGATAGACCCTAGAGTCTTTGATGAAAAAGCTACAGAATACATCAAGGCTAGTGATTTCATGGCAGATGGTATGACGCTCAAAAAAGCAACCATGAAAAGCCTTGATGACATGGTCACATTTGAATTTCAGAAACAGCAAGAGCTTGAGAAATCTAAATCAGCTATCTCAGGCCTCTGTGCTGAGTATGGAATGACTGACTCTCCATACATCAGAATGTTACGAGACTTGACCCTTGCTGAGGTCTTTGAGCAGATTAAAGCTGACTATGCTTTCCAAAAAGAAAAGCAAGAGTTGGAACGTGCAAGACAAGAACTTGAGCAAGCAAGTCAGCCAAAATCAACAGAGACCCCAAAATTTGACCCTGAGACAGGCGAAATCTTAGATGGTTGGGAATTATCCCAAAATGAGCCAAACGCTCTCAGAGAGGCTGAGAATGGCTTAAAACGATATACCCAAAAAATGACTTTAGAGGTGTATTTTGTGGATACAGCCGAAAAAGACCATTTCAAAGCTACGCTAGAACAGGCAGGATTTAAGGTCAAACATAATTACAAGGTCAGTGGCTATCAACGTATAGAGCCTTTGACTCAGGATGAGCTAAATGAGCAGAATGGGTGGTAAAAATGGAAATTAGAAAAGTATCTGACAGCATATCCATCTATTCAGACGGCAGAAGATTGCAAGTCATTCATGATTTAGGAGATGAGTTTATCCTAGATATTAGTGTAAAGGAGAGCGCAACTTACAATGTGGACAACTTTACTCAGTTTATGGACATAGAACTTGAGGCGGTATTCAAAATTTGTGGTTTTTGCTCAAAAGCTGGAGAAGGCATGCACAGGTTAAGATGGGCTATTCTACAATTTGAGGAATTTGAACGATATATCAAGACTAATCAGGATGACCTGATGGTCTGGTGGCACAACCCAGGAGGGGAATATGATTAAAACCGTGTTTCTTTCATGTGATTATCCACATCATGAGGCGATTGACGACCAAATAAATAACTGGCTTGCCAAAAATCCAGGCATTAAGTTGATTGACATCAAATTTCAATCAAATGTGTCTGCTGTCGCTGACAGTGGAGTCAGCGCTGAATATTGGCATACATCAGCATTGATTATTTATAGAGAACCTGAAAAATCAAGGTTAGGAATAGAATTTGGAGAAGAAGATGATTATTGATTTTATTAAAGAGATTGGGATGGCTATCCTATGGATGTTTTTAGGCTATATCTTGGGAGAGCGTAGCGCTAGAGGGGACAAGTCAGATGATTAACAACGTTACACTGGTTGGGAGGCTTGTAGCGCCTCCTGACCTACGAAAAACGCCTAACAATGTATCTAGCTTGCAGGGCACACTTGCAGTCAATCGCAATTTCAAGAACGAAAATGGAGACCGTGAGGCTGATTTTATCCAATTTCAAGCATGGAGAGGCACAGCTGACATCATTGCTCAATATTGTAGCAAGGGCTCACTTATTGGGCTCACAGGGCGTATTCAGACCCGTAGCTACGACAACCAACAAGGACAGCGTGTATATGTGACAGAGGTAGTAGCTGAGAGTGCCGCCCTATTAGAGAGCCGTAACAAACAGCAACAAGCTCCAGCACAGCCAAGCAACAACTACACAGGCGCTAACAACCCATTCAGTCAGTCTGACCCATTCAGTGTCTCTGATGATGGTTTGCCATTTTAGGAGTTGCTGAATGAAATTAACTCTAAACATTGAGCCTAAGCCCCAATCACGGCCAAGATTTACACGTTTTGGAAAGCCTTATGATGACCCTAAAATGAAAGCATGGCGCAACCATTGCCAGCTTTTAGTGGCTAATCAGTACATGGGGCAAGATATGCTTGAGGGAGCTTTGAGGGCACGGCTTAGATTTTATATCAAGCCTCCTCAGTACCTCTCTAAGGTCAAAAAATATCATCAAGCTCTACTAGATGAGGTTATCCCTGTAGACAAAAAGCCTGATGTGGATAACTACGAAAAAGCACTCTATGACAGCATGTCAGGGATTGTATTCAAAGATGATGGACAGATAGCTTTGCATGATGTAGGTAAGTTTTACAGCCTAAATCCAAGAAAAGAGGTAGAAATTGAGGAGATAAAATGGAATGGCTAACAGATAATATAGACCACCCTTTTATATGTATTATGTTTTTCATAGCTGGTCTTATTTTAGGCAATATAGAACCATTAAAAAAACAACCTGAAACCAATAAACAACCTATAATCATTTATAAAGTTGATAATGCTGGAACAGGAATATATGGGAAAATCAGTGATAAAGAAATCATAGAGGGACGCTATACTGTCACGGTGCCCTCTTATGGAAAATTTTTAGTGACAAAGGAACAATATGAGAGTATCAGAGTAGGTGATGACATGCCTACATATTTGAAATAAAGGAGCAAAAAATGGCAATCAATATGGAATTGTTAGTAAATAGAGTTGAGAACTGGGCGAAAGAAAGAGGGTTAGATAACTCAGATAATAGCACAGCTCAAGCATTAAAATTATTTGAGGAGGCTGGTGAATTAGCCCAGGCACATCTCAAAAATCGTGAGAACGAGGGCATGGACGCTGTTGGAGATATTCTGGTAGTATTAACTATCTATTGTCAGCAAAAAGGCTGGTCTATCTCTGATTGTTTTCAAATGGCATGGGACGAAATCAAGAACCGAAAAGGTAAAATGGTCAATGGTTCATTTGTGAAAAGTGAGGATTGGTGATGGACTACGAGCAAAGATTAAACGATAAACAAAGACAAAGATTTGCTTTTATGCTAAAGCAAAAGCGAAAAGATAATAAATTATCACAAGAAAAATTGGCAGATACTCTAGGATATAACCAGTCGGATATTTATAAATGGGAGAAATGCAAGGCAAGACCTAACTTGTATCAAGTGGAGGATGTGGCTAGTTTCTTTGAGCTACCACTAAATATCATGATAGGAGAGGAATAAGGGGTATAGAAATGAACCAACTAAAAAAAAAGATTTTATTTTAGCTATCAATAATTTAAAAATTGATATTATAAACAACTCAGATAAGCTAGACAGCTATGAGCTAGGAAATATCAAGAGCCATGCAAGGGATTTATATGAGAGTCTTGTATGGCTGCAGTGTATGGCAGAGGAGGCAGGAAAATGAGACCTAAAAAATATCCGTATCTAGGAGCTAATAAAAAGAAACCAGCTAAAGAAGATAAGCTAGAGCTTGTAGTTTTTCCTAATATTTCATTAAGAAAAGACATGCTTAAGCACGTTTTCTCAGTTGTCAAAAATCATGACAATACAACTTTCATCCATTTCAGATTTTATAAATTTTTCGGAGCGTACGAGGAGCGAAAATGTAAAATTAATCTGAAATATGAGGATACTTTAGAAATTTTGAGAGAGGCCATGTAAAGGAGTAATGAGAGTGGATAAAGCAACAGAGCTCTTAAAAGAACTGCAGCATTTAGACTTAGATATTCAGAGCCGTATAGATGAAATCAATGAGCTTGAGGCTGGTCTACTCTCAAGCCCTAAGTGGACTGATGTAAAAGTCCAAAGTGGCAAAGTCAGAAAGATTGATGATGTGTATACTCAACTAATCACAATGAAAGATGAGATAGAGAAAGACACCAAAGTCATCATAGACAGAAAGCTAGAACTAAGTAGGCTCATCAATAAGCTATCAGACCCTAAACATCGGACAATCCTGAGGATGACTTATATCAATAAGATGTATGTGGATGATGTATGTGATAAATTGGAAATCAGTAGGACTACGTTTTATACATTGAGAGGGAGGGCTGTCAGTGAATTAAACAGCTTATTAAATCGGACAAAATCGGACTGATAAGTTTAAAGATTGTTAGCACAGTTTTGTAATTCTGATAAAATGATAGTATCAAATGCTGTTGCAGATGATACTCTTTAATTATTGAGGCGAGAGCCTCTTTAAGGTAGTGATACGGTTGGCAGTCTCTTTCTCTATGTTGCTGTTGTTCCTTTGGGGGCTGTCCTTGGTTCAAGTCCAAGCACTACCATATTAAAAGCTACAAAAAAATAAAAATGTAAAGGTAACAATATACTATTGGTTCTAATTGAGGTTAGTAGCTCCTCAGATTAAGTCACTCATTGAGTGGCTTTTTTATTTTTCAAAACAAATAAACAGTAGGAGGTTTAGTCTTGGGTAGAGCAAGAGACCCCAACCGAGACAAAGCATTTGAAATCTATTCAGAGCACAATGGAAACATTGAACTGATTGAGATTGCTGAGCGTTTGGGTGTTTCAGCTGGCACTGTCCGAGGTTGGAAAAGTAAAGATAAATGGGAGCCTAAAATAAAAGGAACGCTCCAAAAGAAAAATAAGGAACGCTCCAAAAAACCAAGAGGCGCTCCCAAAGGCAGCAAAAACGCTCTAGGGCATGGCGCTCCTAAAGGGAACACCAACGCTGTCAAACACGGTTTGTTTGCTAGGTATCTTCCTCAAGAGGTATATGAGATAGCGCAAGAGCTTTCAGAAAAACAGCCTATAGACATCCTTTGGGAAAATATCACGCTGACATATGCAACTCTGCTACATGCTCAGCGTATTTTGCATGTGCAAGATATTGATGACAATACTACTCTTGTAACTAGCACAGCTAAAGGTGGTGTAGGATATGAACATCATACATCATGGGATAAGCAAAGCAGAGCCATCACAGCGATAGCAAGAGCTCAGACTGAGCTTAGAGGAATGATTAAGACTTATGACGAGCTTACACGCTCTCCACTGGTAACAGAGGAGCAACGCTTGAGGATTGATAATCTCAAGGCACAGTTAGGCTCTAATGATGAGGATGATACAGTCATCACTGGATTTACATTTGATAGGAGTGAGTACAATGGTAACACTGAACCTAGCCAAATTGATTAACCCAGTTTTTGATGAAGTCCTATTTACACCCAAAAGCCATGTAGTGCTAAAAGGTGGCCGTGCCTCTACTAAGTCATCAGTGGTCTCTATTGACCTTGTGAATGACTTTATCAATGACCCCATGGGTAATGTGGTAGTCTTACGCAAAGTAGGAAAGTACTTGAGAATGTCAGTATATGAGCAGATTAGATGGGCTATCTATGAGATGGGCTTAGCTAATCAGTTCAAGTTCGGGAAATCTCCTTTACAGATAACTCATATAAAGACAGGTACAGCTTTTTATTTCTACGGTGTAGATGACCCCATGAAACTCAAATCCCAAAAGATAGCCAAGGGCTATGTTATGGCTGTATGGTTTGAGGAGCTTGCTGAGTTTGCAGGCTGTGAGGACATTGACATAGTTGAAGACACTTTCATCCGTCAAGAGCTACCGAATGGTAAACAGGTTAAGGTCTATTTCACATACAACCCTCCACGCAATCCTTATGATTGGATTAATGAGTGGGTGGCAGAGAAAGCTAGTGACCCTACCTACATGATACATCATAGCACCTACCTTGATGACAGGCTAGGCTTTTTGTCTAGGCAGATGATTGAGAAAATCGAACGTTACAAAGAGACTGACCCTGACTATTACAGATGGATGTATCTAGGAGAGGTCATCGGTTTAGGTAATCATGTTTATAACATGAGCTATTTTAAACCACTACAGAGCCTCCCTGAGGATGATAAGCTGATAGGTATATCGTTTGCTATGGATACTGGACACCAGCAATCAGCTACAACCTGTGGAGCTTATGGACTCACTGCAAAGGGTAAGGTCATTTTATTAGACACTTTCTACTACAGTCCAGCTGGCAAGACAATCAAAAAGGCACCTAGTGAGCTATCAGTCATGATACATGACTTTATAGACAAGGTCATGAAACAGTACAGAGTGCCTAAGCTCAAGATGACTATTGATAGTGCAGAGGGAGCTTTGAGAAACCAATATTTCAGAGATTATGGAGAACGCTGGCACCCAGTGGCCAAAAAGAAAAATCAGACTATGATAGACATGGTCATCAGCTTACTAGCTGAGGGGCGTTTCTACTACCTTGACACTGAAAATAACAAGGTATTCATTGAGGAGCACAAGATGTACCGCTATGATGATAAGACCATCAATACAGATGACCCTAAAGTCATCAAGGAAGATGACCACACAGTGGACGCTTTCAAGTATTTTGTCTTAGACAACGCTAGGGAGCTGAGACTAAAAGCCTAAAGGAGCTAACAATGGGACTAGTCCAAACGATTAAAGATATTTTCAAAAGGAGTAAGTATGCGATGACAGCGCAAAATTTAACTAATATCACTGACCATCCGAAGATAGCAGTGTCATCCACAGAGTATGAGCGTATCAGAGAGAATGTCAGATATTTCTCAGGCCGTTATCCACAGGTAGAATACAGGGATAGTAACGGTGTCAAAAATAAAAGAGATTTCAATCACTTGCCTGTAGGGCGTACAGCTGCTAAGAAGATTGCAAGCCTAGTATTTAATGAACAGGCAGAAATCAAGCTAGATGATGAGCAAGCTGACAAGTTTATCAAGACTCAACTACTTAATGACAGATTTACAAAGAACTTTGAGCGCTACCTTGAGAGCTGTCTAGCTCTTGGAGGTCTTGCTATGAGGCCTTATGTGGATAATGACCGTGTCCGAGTGTCATTCATTCAAGCGCCTGTCTTTTTGCCACTGCAAAGCAACACTCAGGATGTATCAAGCGCAGCAATCGTGACCAAGACCATCAAGGCTGATGGTAACAAGCAAAGATACTACACACTGATTGAGTTTCATGAGTGGAGCAAAGATGGCTATACAATCACTAATGAGCTATACAAGTCTGATAATCAGAATATAGTAGGCTCAAGAGTGCTGTTATCAGAACTGTATGAGGATTTAGAGGAAGTGGTAGAGCTAAATGGCTTGAGCCGTCCACTATTCACTTACCTCAAGACTCCAGGAATGAATAACAAGGATATCAACAGCCCTCTAGGCTTGTCTATTTTTGATAACGCAAAGACTACAATAGACTTTCTCAATACCACTTATGATGAGTTCATGTGGGAGGTCAAGATGGGTCAGCGCAGAGTGGCAGTCCCTAGTCAGATGATTAAAACAGAATACAATCAGGATGGGGATAATGTAGTAGTCAAGCGTGAATTTGAGGCAGGCTACAATGTTTACGAGCAATTTGACTCAGGGGATATTGATAAAGGTATCGGTATCACAGACCTCACTACTCCAATCCGCTCAGATGACTACATCAAAGCAATTAACAAAGGCCTAAGCCTTTTTGAAATGCAGATAGGAGTCTCAGCTGGTATGTTTAGCTTTGATGGTAAGTCAATGAAAACAGCCACAGAGATTGTTTCTGAGAATAGTGACACTTATCAGATGAGAAACAGTATTGTCTCACTGGTTGAGCAATCACTAAAAGAGCTCATCATCTCAATGCTAGAGCTTGCCAAGGCCTATAAGCTTTACTCAGGGAATATCCCTGAAATGGACAAAATCAGCGTCAATCTTGATGATGGTGTCTTTACTGACAGAAATGCTGAGCTTGACTATTGGATTAAAGTAGTTAATGCTGGTTTTGGTACGGATGTCATGGCTATTGAGAAAGTCCTTAACGTGACACCTGAAAAAGCCAAAAAGATTAAGGCTGAGATTGATAGCAATGCCATTGATGATGTGAATGATGAGCGTAGCCCTGAGGATGTAGGAGTCTATGGAGAGTGATTAGATGGCTGATGTTAAGAAGAAACCAATCAAGCTAAACGATGAGCAGTTAATGCTTGACGCAAGCAATGTGGCTGACATCTATCATCAGCTAACACTTGACTTATTTGACCAAGTGATAGATAGGCTCAAAGAGCGTGGCTCTGCGAGTTTAGAAGAAAATCCGTACTTATGGCAACTTGAGAAAATGAATGAGATGGGACTCCTCAATGAGGATAATGTCAGTCTTATTTCAGAGCGCTCAGGGATTGCTGAGGAACAGCTCAGGTATGTCATTCAAAACGAAGGCTACAAGGTCTATAAAGACACTAAAGAGCAGTTACTTGAGTCTATGGGTGGAGAATTCACTCATAACTCACTCATTCAGACCAATTTAGCTGCTTATGTCAACCAAACCATGGGAGATATAGACAACCTCATCAATACCACTCTACCAATGAGTGTGAGAAAGGTATATCAGTCTATTGTCCAGGAAAGCGTGGCTAAGGTTGTCACAGGGCTCACTACATCAGACAAAGCTATCTCTGATACAGTCATGAAATGGGCTGACAAGGGCTTTTATGGCTTTACTGACAGCCAAGGTAAGCACTGGAAAGCTGACACTTATGCTAGACAGGTCATCAAGTCAACGGCTTGGAGGGTCTATCGTGAGGCTAGGACAGCTCCAGCTGAGGAAATGGGGATAGATACCTTTTACTATCACAAAAAGGCCACAGCAAGAGAGATGTGTGCTCCTTTACAACATCAGATAGTAACCACTGGAGTTGCTAGGACTGAGGCTGGAGAGCGTATCCTTGCTTTAGCTGACTATGGCTACGGTCATCCTGCTGGATGTCAGGGTATTAATTGCACTCATGAGATGACACCATACATCCCAGGGGTCAATTACAAGCCTGACTTGCCTGATTATTTGAAAGACTTAACACCTGAGGAGGCTATAGAAAATGCAAACATACAGGCTAAGCAGAGAGCCCTAGAGAGGTCTATCAGGAAGTCTAAGGAGTTTCTCCATGTAGCTGAAAAGCTAGGAGATAGTGAGCTGATAAGCAAGTATAAGAGCAAGGTTAGGATGAAACAGGGAGCCATGAGGAGCTACCTGAGAAAACATCCTTATCTACACAGAGACTATGCTAGAGAGAAATACTATGATGACCCATTTACTCAAGCTAAAAAAGAGGTTAAGCTTAGAGAAGAACAAAAGAAAGCTAGAGAGCTTGCTACTAAGCGTACAGAACTTGAAAAAGCTGTGAAAAGTGGTAAAATAGTAAGTATATCAGGTGTTACAGTAGGGCATACGCCTCCACGAAAGACTGGAGAGCCAAACAGTGTAGTCCAACACAACGCAACCAATGGAGATGTACTTGGTAGAACCTACTACGATGATAGGGGCTACAAAGTAAAAGACATACATTTCACTAATCATAAACAACCTGATAAACATCCTTACGGTAAAAAAGGTGAGCATGTCCATGACTATGTGTTTGATAATGACGGCAAGTTTGTCAGCAGAACAACTAGAGAACTAACAAACAATGAAAGAGAGGAGAACCTAGATATATTATGGCGATACTAGAAGATTTACAAGCATTATATGATAACGGATGGGACGCCTCTTTTGTCTACAAAGGACAAGATTGTGCTATCCTACCCAATTCTGTAACGGATATTCAGGTCTCTATAGGGGCTAAAACATATGTAGTGTCCTCTCTTGATGACTTAGTAAACTTAGATATTGACGGTCAAAAATTGTCACAAATAATGTCTAAAACAAAAGTACAATACTACTAGCGCTCGGTTTTATCTAGGCGCTTTTTTAATACAATAAACCACAATAAACCTATGGAAACCCATCAGGTTTTTTATTTTGCCCTATGGCATGGCGTAAAACTGTCTTAATTGCCCTATGTGGCGTAAAAAGGAGGATTAAGACATGAGTCTTAAACGTGAAATGTTAGTTGAGGCAGGTATCGAAGATAAGGCAGTGATTGACAATATCATGCAAGCGTACGGTGCAGGAATTGAAAACGCAAAATCACAGGCTAAGTCTGAGTTACAAGCTGAAAACGAAACATTAAAGCAACAACTTGAGCAGCAGACTCAAGCTATCAAAGACTTACAAGCCAAAGAGGGTGCTAGTGAGGAGAGCAAGCAACAGCTTGAGCAACTCAAGGCACAATTTGAGCAGTATAAGCTAGATAGTGAGGCAAACCTTGCTCACGTTAACAAAACCAATGCTATTGCACTTGCTTTGAAAGATGTAGGAGCATACAACTCTGACGATTTGATGAAATTCATCAACCTAGACAGTATTGAGCTAGGAGAAGATGGCAAGCCTCAGCTTGAGGATACAATCAACTCACTCAGAGAGTCAAGCCCTTACCTTTTCCAAACGGTACAAGAGCAACCTAACCCTAATATCTCTGTCCCAGGCAATCCATCAGCAAGCAATGCAGATGACGGCTTGAGCGCAGAGGACAAAGCCCTTTTTGCAGGCTTTGACAGCGTATAATACTAAAAGAAAAGAGGAAATATATAAATGACAGTAAACTACGCAGAAAAATTCAGTCAGAAAGTAGATGAGCGTTTTACAAGAGAGGCTCTCACTACTAACATTGTTAACCAAGATTTTGATTTTATTGACGCTGAGACAGTTAAAGTCTACACAGTAGCTACATCAGGAATGAACGACTACAAGACTACTGGTCAAAATCGTTACGGTACAGCTGATGAGCTTGGAAATAGCGTGCAAACTTTGACGCTTTCTCAAGACCGCTCTTTCACATTCACGATTGACAAGAAATCTGAGCAAGGCTCAAACGGTGTCATGGAGGCAGGTAAGTCTCTAGCTCGTCAAATTTCAGAGGTAGTCATCCCTGAGGTTGATAAGTACCGTCTTTCAAAAATTGTAGCAGGTGCTGACGCTACTCATGTTGGTACAGGTGCAGTGACTAAGGCTAATGCTTATGAGCTTGTCCTTGAGGGTCAGTCAAAACTTGCAGACGCTCTAGTCCCTGTGGCTGGCCGTATCTTGCATGTGTCTCCTAAGTTCTACAAGTTGATTAAACTTGATGACACTTTTGTTAAAAACTCTGACCTTGGTCAAGAAATCACTATCAAAGGCCAAGTAGGTATGATTGATGGCATGCCAGTAGTGCTCACACCTACTACTTACATGCCTACAGGTGTTGAGTTTATCATCGCTCACTCAGCAGCTACTACATCTCCAGTAAAATTGGAAGATTACAAAATCCACGACAACCCACCAGGAATTAACGGTAAACTTGTTGAGGGGCGTATCCGCTATGACGCTTTCGTCTTGGACGCTAAGAAAAAAGCTATTTATGTTCACAAAACAGCCTAAGGAGGTAGCTAATGGCTAAAGATAATACAACAGAGGAAGTAGTAGAGGTTACTAAAGAGGTCACTCTGATTAAGGATGAACTTGAGTACACTCTCACTGACCCTGTAATGATTGCAGCCTTTGAAAAATCAGGCTTTGAGGTAAAGGAGTAGCTAAATGAGTAAATTTAAAGCTACAGCCAATGTGGTCTTTAATATCAATGGTTATGAGAGAGCCTTTGATAAGGACACAGAGTACATCATGGACAAGGATGTAGTCACTGAGCTCAATGCCAAAGGTGTTATCACACACCCTGAGCTTAGTCCATTCTTTGTACCAGTTGAAATTGAAGAAACTGAGGCGGATGATTAAGACCGCCTCTTAAAATGGAGGAGGTGGTCACTATCGCTTATTTGACACAAGATGAGTTTAATGAGTTAGGTTTTGATGAGGTCTGTGACTTTGAAAAATTATTGGCAAGGGCAGAGGTAGCTATCAGTCTCTTTCTTGACGGCTTTTATGGTACTAAGGATTTTGAGACTGATTTTGAGACTAGAAAGAAAGCTGTCAAACTTGCTACAGCTTACCAAGTGGCTTATTTAGACGCTAGTGGTATTGCTACAGCTGATGACAGACAATCAGTCTCAACAGTGATATTAGGTAGGACTCATGTGAGCTATCATAACGGCTCTGGCAGGCCATTTGAAAGTGATAGGTATAATCTATCACTTGACGCCCTAAACATCCTGAAATCCGCTGGTTTTGGGTTCAGAGGGGTAGGCTATGATAGATAAACGGCTATTAGTTGACGCTGTGACTATTCAAAAAGCTACAGGCGAAAAAGACGGATGGGGAAAAGTAATATTAGAGAGCCCAGTGACCCTCAAACCTGTCAGATTTGATAGACAGTATCAAGTGCAAGGCACAAAAAACAACCGTACAGAGTCTAAACCTAGCATATTATTTGTGTATCCTAAACATTGTCCAGTCACTTTAGATGACACTTTTATCAATGCTGTCATCAAAGATGGTCAGCGTGAGTACAGAGTGACATCAATCACACCTGTCAGTTATCCACATAACAGCAAAGTATTTTGCTATGAGCTGGAGTGTATCTGATGGGGACTAGCGTATCTGTAAAAGTTGACCTAAAAGGCATAGAGAGGAAAGTATCCCCACAGGCACTAGCCAAGGGCAAGTTAGCTATTGCTAATCAAATGTTGACTGACTTTACACCCTTTGTCCCACGAAAGAGTGGAGACCTAAGTGGTAGCGGTCAGGCTACTAAGGATGGGGTACGATACCCTGGCCCTTATGCAAGAGCTCAGTTTTATGGCTCCAGCTACAACAAAGCTAGAACATTTGTATTTTCAAAATATACCACACCAGGAACTGGTAAACGCTGGGACTTGAAAGCTGAGGCTCTACATGCTAGTAAGTGGGCTAAAGTCGGACTAAGAGCAATGGGAGTAAAAACATGAATAATAACGATTTTTCAGAGGTTTTAAGAGATTTCATCAATACACTAAACCTCTCTCTGAAATGTAGACTTGACTACTTGTCAGAGAAAGAGGATTTAGTCCTATATCCTTTGCCAGGTGGGAGGATTTTAAAAGAGTACATGAACGGTAAGCAAGACATCAGTCTTGTTTTTGAGGTGGCTATCAAGACACTAGACCATCAAAAAACAAGCTCTATTTTGTGGGCTATCAATCATGCTCTTGCTGATTTCAACCTAGACCTACCTAGCAAAAATAACTCATATCAATTCAGAGGCCTTGAGGTGTCTCAGCCATTCCTTAATGACCGAGATGAGCAAGGCTTTTATATTTATATGCTGGATGTTACAGCACAATTAGAAACAAATGGAGGAAATTAAATGCCAAAAATGAAGAACGCCAAGCGCAAACATTATATCGCGCCTTGGTCATCAGCTACACCTACAACAGAGCCAGGGACTGACGCTTGGAAATGGCTTGCAGATGGAGTGACAACCGCTGAGGTTGAAAACGATGAGGAAACAGATGACATTGCTTACTACAATGGCGATGGAACAAAGAAAACTGTGGTAACATCTGTCAAGAAAGGCTACAGCTTTGAGGGAGACTACATCAAAGAGGATGAGGCTCAGGCTATCATTGCAGCTATGGAATTTAAGACAGGCGATGACCGCAATGTCTGGTTCAAAGTAGTAGAGTCTGATGGTAAGACTCAATATGTCGGAGTAGCTACAGCCTCAGGTATCAAAATTGGGGGCGGAGAGGCCTCTGAGTATGAGAGCTTTGAGGTAACTATCAGCTGGAATACAGCACCTAAGCAATCCGCTGTAGTCGGTGGATAATGTGAAGTGAGGGGAGTGTCAACCGCTCCCCTTTTTATTTTTGTTTAAAAAAATTAGTAGGAGAAATCAAAAATGGTAGTAATCAAAAAACGTGACAATGTCATCCCTGTAGATTTTGGAGAGTTCAAGCTTGAATTTGTGGCCAATGACGAAAACATCCACAAAATGGAAAAAGTAGGCAAAAAACTCAAAAAAGATGGCGAAAAACTAGCCAAGACAGAGGATGATAAGGCATTTGATACTCTCAAGGGTCTTGTAAAAGACTCATGGTCAGAGTTATTTGATAAAGAGGCGTTTGACAAGGTCTACTCATTCTCTAATGAGTCTACAGTGGACACAATGGCCTACTTACTTGAGGCTATCACTGGAGTCATCTCAGAATGGGAGAAACGTAACAACACAGACGCTCTCAAGAAATATCTAGGAGACTAATATGCTAGATTTATCAAGGAAATTGACTGATGAGTTAGTCCTTGATGAGGATGTGTACCCCATGAATATCTCATTCAATAGAGTCTTGAAAGTCATTGAGCTTATTAATGATGACGATGTTGAGGAAATCTATAAGCCCTATCTTGCTATACAGATATTTACTGATGTAGATTTCACACAGGCGCTAACACCTGAGCAAGCCACGGCAATCTTTAAGATGATATTTGAGGAACACATCAGGGTCATACCAGCCAAAGACACGGCACCAGTGCTAGACCTAGCAGGCAATCCTATCAAGAGCAAAATTCGCTCTAAGAGTCAATCAGAGAGTACTGAAAGGCTCTTTAGTCTAAAGTATGACGCTGAGTATATTTACTCATCATTCTTTCAGGCTTACGGCATTGACCTCATAGACGCTCAAAACAGCCTACACTGGAAGAAATTCAACGCCCTCCTTAATGGGCTCCCTAGTGATACAAAATTCTCTGAGGTGCTCAAAATCCGCTCTTATAAACCTCAAAAAGGGGACAGTAAGCAGTACAAGGAAAGTATGAGGAAGTTAAAAAAAGAGTATGCCCTGCCTAAAGATTTTGACTACTAACAGAAAGGAGGTACACAATGGCAGATGGTTCAGTAACCATCAAGGTTGACATGGATGGCTCTAATGCTCAATCAGGTATTAGTAAGCTAAAATCTATGTTTGGCAGCCTTGAGAGTACAGGGCAAAAAGTAGGCTCTGTGTTCAAGTCTGTGCTGGGAGCTAATTTGATTGGCTCAGCTTTATCAAGTGGTGTCGGTGTAATCACTAGTGGTATCCGTGACATGGCCTCAGAATTGAACAGCTCACAAAAAGCCTGGAAAACATTTGAGGGAAACCTCCAAGCCTTTGGGCGCTCAAGTGATGAAATCAAGAAAGCAAAGGATGAAATGCAAGACTTTGCAACAAAGACCATCTACTCAGCCTCTGACATGGCTAGTACCTACTCACAGCTTGACGCTGTTGGTACAAAAAATGTAGGCAGTCTAGTTAAGGCCTTTGGTGGACTTGCAGCCTCTGCTGAAAACCCAGCTCAAGCCATGAAATCACTGTCAACTCAGGCAACACAGATGGCAAGTAAGCCTAAAATCGCCTGGATGGACTTTAAGATTATGATGGAGCAAGCTCCAGCTGGTATGGCTGCAGTCGCAAAAGAGATGGGAATGTCTACGGCTGAGCTTGTAAAAGCTGTCCAGGATGGGAAAGTTAAGACTGAGGATTTCTTTGACGCTATGAACAAAGCAGGCAACTCAGACGCTTTCCAGAAAATGGCCACAGAATTTAAAACGGTTGACCAAGCCATAGACGGTGCCAAGGAAAGCCTCTCTAATAAACTCATGCCAGCCTTTGAGAAACTTAACAAGTTTGGTATCAAGGCAGTCAATGCGATTTCAGACGCTTTAGACAAAATCAATTTTGACAAGATTGCTGAAAAACTAGGAGCTTTCCTAGAGGGTATTGATATAGACAGTATCATCTCAACCGTGACAGGGGCTTTTGCTAACATTGGGAGCATTATTGGCTCAGTAAATACAGTCATCCAAGATTTAGTCTCAGGAGCACAGACGGCTTTTGAGGCTTTCAAAAACACTGGAGCACTTAACAACGCTGGTAAAGCGCTCAAAGACTTGTCAGAGGCAGCACTTGACCTAGCAAGTAAATTAGTAAACGCTATCCCGTGGGAAACCATCGGAGAGGCTGCAGGGCATGTAGTAAATGCTATTTCATCAATCGTGTCATGGATAGCAAAATTATCTAAATCAATGAGCCCTGAAGCGTGGAAAACAGTCATCATCACTATTGGGACTGTGTTAGCCACGTTTAAAACATTAAGCTTTTTAGAAAGTTTCAATCCCTTTGGATTGTTTGCTCAAAAAGCAACAGAGGGAGTTGATGAGGTAGTAAAAGGTGCTACTAAATCTAAAAGCTTGATTACAAAAATTTCCAACGGAATAGGGACTATTATCAAGTCTCTAGGTCAAGGTATCTCTACAGCTGCAAAGGGTTTAGGTTCAGGATTGTCTACAGCTTTTAAAGGTTTAGGCCAAGGTATTTCTACAGCTGCTCAAGGAATTGGGAAAGGTATCTCTATTATTGCTCAAGGTTTAGCAAAGGCTGCAACAATGGCAAGCCCTGCTCAATGGTTGTCAATGGGTGCAGCGCTACTCATGGTAGGAGCTGGGGTGGCTCTAGTAGCTGGAGGATTTTACATCTTAGCTCAGGCCGCAATACAGCTAGGAAGTGCTGGGACAGGTGCTCAGATAGCTATGGTGGCTCTAGTTGTAGGGATTGCCGCTCTAGCTGGTATTTTTGCCTTACTAGCACCAGCTTTGACAGCTGGAGCTGTGGGACTCTTAGCTTTTGGAGCTACAGTATTATTGATTGGAGCAGGTGTCGCAGTTGCTGCACTAGCAATATCCGTACTGGTTGACGCTTTTGCCAATGGTTTTGCTCTTATTGTCAATACAATTTCAAGCAATGCGCCTCAGATTATCAGTATCATTCAAGCTATTGCTGATGGCATACGCTTAGGTATGGATGGTATCGCTAACATCTTTACATCTGTAGGAGAGTCAATCTCTACAGCTGCTCAAGGTATCGGTAAGGGTATTGAGAGTGCATTCAATGGCATTTCAACAGTTATCATCTCTGTAGGTATTGCTATCAATATTGCTCTACAAGGTATCGCTACCGTCTTTACATCTGTAGGAGAGTCAATCTCTACAGCTGCTCAAGGTATCGGTAAAGGTATTGAGAGTGCATTCAATGGCATTTCAACGGTCATCAGCTCAGTAGGCACATCCATCAATATTGCCCTACAAGGTATCGCTACCGTCTTTACATCTGTAGGAGAGTCAATCTCTACGGCTGTCCAAGGTATCGGTAAGGGCATTGAAACGGTATTTAATGGGATTTCTACTGTGATTACATCCACAGGGGACACAATTAGAACAATTTTAGATGGGATTGCCAATGTATTTGAGTCTGTTGGTAACGCTGCTAAAAATGCAGGGCAAGGCGTGAAGTTGATGGCTGAGGGTATTATGTTACTTGTAGGCCTTAATTTAGCTGACCTTGCAGGGACTTTAACAGCTCTTGCTGCAGGGCTTTTTGCTATAGCTCACTCAGGTATAGCTGGGGCTGGAGATGGTTTACAACAAGCAGGAACAGGCCTAATGTTGATAGCTACATCAGCTCAACTTGCAAGCGTATCTATTCAGACACTACCAACAGCATTAAGCTCATTGAGCACAAGCATTAACCAACTACCAAGCTCTCTAACAACAGCAGGGGCAGCAATAAGCGCATTCGCTACATTAGCAGTAGCCTCATTCAGTAGCTTATCTGTTGCTGTTCCAGGCATTACTGTCTTACAGAGCGCCCTTGTAGCATTATCAAGTGCCTTGATGGCCACTATGTCAGCTACATCAGCAATGGTCTCAGGTTTCTCAGCAGTAAATGGAGTCATTAGCGCTTTAGGTGGGGTGTTAGGCACAATCCCTAGCCTATTCTCAGCGATTTCAACCTCAGCCATGACAGCTAACACATCTATCATGCAATTAGCTACATCAGCTCCTACAGTGGCCTCTAGTTTTGCTAACATCTCTAGCTCTGCTGTATCAGCTATGTCTCAGCTTAATTCAGTGATTAGTTTAGCAATGGCACAAGCTGTCTCACAAATGAGCTCAAGTATGCAACAGATGACAAATGTGGTAAGACAATCAGCAAGTCAAATGACTCAAGCAGGTCAACAGGCAGGGCGTGGAGTTTCAACAGGAATAACAAACGGCATACGCTCAGGAATTGGCTCAGCAACATCAGCAATGTCATCAATGGTCAACTCTATTCAATCAATAGGGATGAGAGGCGTATCCACTATGCGCTATGTAGGCTCTATGATTAGTCAAGGGTTAGCAAGTGGTATGTATTCAGCCTTAGGGGCTGTGACAACTGCAGCTAATGCCATTGTTGCTCAAGCTGAGAGAGCTGCAAGAGCTAGAGCTAGAATACACTCACCATCAAGGCTATTTAGAGATAATGTAGGGCGCTATATCGCTCAAGGTATCGCTGTAGGTATTGAACAGAACACCTCAGATGTCACTGATAGTCTTGCCTATGTCCAGAAAGAGATGTCAGCCTTTAAATTTAGCGCTGAGGACTTGCTCGGTCTTGGTAATAACACATTAAGCCAATCTTTAAAGATGAGCCTTGGACTTGCACAAGCTAAGACTGAAAAATCTGACTCAGGGACTAATGCAGAAATTAACAACCAGTACACTTTTAACTACCATGGTAACAAGGTAGATGAGACTGAAAAACGTGACATACAACGCCTCATGAAAGAGATGGCATGGTACACAAATAGAGAACAAGAGAGATTAGGAGGCATTTGATGAGCACATTTATTAAATTTGATGGCAAGAAATCTAGTGATTTTGGGTTAAAAATTATAAATGATATTGAGTTTAGCTCTACCTCCTATGATGTTGAGACTATTGAGGTGCCAGGGCGTGATGGGGTGCTTTTGAAAGATAATCAAAGGCTTAAACCTGTTAAGCGTGAGTTTCCTATGGTAATCAATACAGTTGAGAGATTATCAACATCAGAGGTAGCTATAAGTGACTGGCTCAATGTTAAAGGATGGAAAGAGTTGGAGCTCTCATGGGAACCTGATTATATCTATCTTGCTACATTTATTGAGTCATTTAGTGTCAAAGAATTGCTCAGGAATTTTGGTGAGGTGAAATTAAATTTTTTAATCCACCCTATCAAATTCTTAAAAACTGGGCGCAATGAAATCCCTTTGACGAATGGGATGACCCTTAAAAATCTTGGTAACGTACAATCTAAGCCGCTGATTAAGATTAGAGGCAATGGTAATGGTATTTTAACCATCAACGGCTACCAGCTATCGCTTGAGAGCGTCCAAAATGAGCTCATAATTGATATGCAGAAACATCTAGTATATAGTGGCAACCTGTCAGCCTGGGATAAAATCACAAGGAACGGCAAGCACAGAATGCCTCTATTTGATGTTGGAGATAATAGGATTTCATGGACTGGAAATTTTACAATGACAGCTGTGCCAAATTGGGGGGTTAAACTATGAACCCAGTATTATATAGAGCTGATGAACGCTCATTTAGAACTTTTGGGCTGGGTGAGATTTCAGACGCTTATAAGGTCACTGTTACTAGAGAGAGAAATGGTAATTATGACTTATATATAAAATATCCAGTGAATGGCCGTTTTGCCTCTATTTTTAAAGAGGAGATGAAAATCAAGTCAGACGCTGGTAAGAGAACAAAATGGCAGACCTTTGAGATTAACCGTATTGTTAAGAATAGCAGTGAACACATTGAAATTTATGCCCGTCATATCTCAATGAGAACCTCAGACCTTTCCCTAAGACCTATTGTGAGAGCCTCACAGGTAAACGCTGAGACAGCTCTTAGGCTATGGAAAGATAACCTGGTAGGAGATGATGTATTTGATGTTAGGTCAGACATCCGAACTCTGGGGAATATCTCATGGGAAGTGGACAAGGTAGGCAATGCTAGAAAAGCTCTGGGTGGTGTTTCAGGTTCTATCCTTGATGTGTTTGGTGGTGAGTACGAGTTTGATAATAACCTCATCATTCTCCATCAGCAGATGGGGCGTAAAGCTCCAACAGTGCTAGAATATGGGCGTAACCTCCTCAGTGTTGAGGAGGAAAGGCTTTTAAATGGGAATTACACCTCTATTTATCCATTTGCACGTTACACACCATCAAGTGATGGGGCAAGTGAGGAGTCAAGAGAGGTCTTAGTCACATTGCCTGAGCACATCCTAGATAGTCCTTATTTGAGATTATACGCTCAGAGAAGAATATCTCTGGTAGATTTCTCAAGCAAGTTTGATGACAAGCACCCTCCAACAGCTGAGAAATTGAGGGCGCTAGGTCAGTCTTACATCAAGAGCAATAACATTGGAGCTCCTAAAATCTCTACAGAGGTTTCTTATGTAGATTTGTCACAGACTTTGGACTATCAAGACTTTGGGGTCATGGAGGAAGTTGAGCTCTGTGACATCATCCCTCTCTACTATCCACAATTTGACATCACTACGACTACTGAGAAAGTAGTCAAGGTAGTCTATGATGTCTACACTGACTCTAATGAGGAGATAACGCTTGGCACTATCGGACAGTCACTGTCATCTAGTATGACTGCAGGAATTGCTGACCGTTTATCAGTAGTTGAGGAGAGACAAGCCTCTATTGAGAGCACTCTACCTCAATATCTCATCAGTGGCACTGGTAATAAAATCTGGCATGAGACACCAGCTAAAAATGTTGAGCACAAGATAGGTGATACATGGTTTGAAAAAAATGGTCAATACCAACGGATGTATATTTGGAATGGTAGCATGTGGGAGAAACGGCTTGACACTGAGGATGTTGACCGTGTTAAGCGAGAGGTAGATAAGCAATTTGAGGCCGTCAATACTAAGATGGCTGGAATTGAGGCTAAACATGACCAAAAAGTAACAGAGCTGCTCAAAAAGTCAAATGCTACTCAAGAATTAGCTGAGGCCTCTAAGAGACTTGCTCAAGAGGCTAAGAACGCCTCTACCTCAACAGGTCAAGAGTTATCACGATACAAGCAAGATAATGAACAAAATTTGTCCGTTTTGAGAAATCAGGCCACTCAAATTGACGGTAAGGCAGTACAGGCTCTAAATAAGGCTAACCAAACAGCCACAGGAACCTCTAGCTTAATTGCTAATTTGAGGACTGACTTGAATGGCAAGGTATCTCTTGCTGATTTCCAGTCAGTTAAAGAGACATCTGCTCTCTATGAGCGTATCTTAGGCAGAGATGACTCAAATATCAGCACTAATATAGCAAGGATGGCCTTAACATCAGACTTATTTAATGTTGAGGTAGGTAAGAGATTTAGCAATCTTACTAATCTATTTTACGCTCCAACTAAAATCCCAAAATTTATTTCATCAGTTGATACAACTAACCATTTATACCGTGTCGGCTTTGGTGACCATGATGGTATTAGAATTAACTACACTGACTCTATGTCAGGATGGTTAGGGGTTCGGTTCCCTCTTACTAAAAAGTTTGTAAATAAAGGTGAGGGTCTAGGGTATCGTATTGAAATTGCAGTTGACAAAGTGCCAAAGGATGGCAAGGTTTTAATTCAGTTGTTGGATAATACCACAAGTTTGGGAATGTATTATAATTCTCAAATAGTACTTAATAAAACTGGTAATCAGGTATTTACAGGCTATTTAGACATCCCAAGAACTGGCGAGCTAAACGAGTACAGCCTTAGGTTTACTCTGACAAGTCCTGGAAATATCGTCATTCATAAACCTATGATTATTGATAGGCGTTTAATTCCTGAGGAGTTTGTAGATAATACAGACTACAATAGTGAATACACTAGGACTACAATGTCTATTTTAAAAGACAGTTTTGCAGTCAAGACCCTCAACAGCAATGGTGATGTATTAAGTGCTTTGAACCTTGCAACAGGTGGGGCTAGTTTGCAAGTTGGACAGAATAAGCTAGTAGTCACACCTGACACTACTTACATTGCTAATGGGACTATCAAGAATGCCATGATAGATGAGTTAGACGCTGGTAAAATCCGTACAGGTAAGTTAGACGCTAACTTAGTCAATGTTATCAACTTAAACGCTAGTAGTATTACCTCAGGGGTTTTGAGCGGTGATAGAATAAATGGTGGAACAATTACAGGTACAAATATTCGTGGAGGGACTTTAACTGGAGATACAAAAATTAAAATAGGTACTTATGGTTCATTAGATACATTTAATGGGGGGCTACAAATTAACGTACCTAGAGAGTACAACTCTAAAGACGGTGTAGGGCTACAAATTACTGGCTCTCATGGTCATCCAAACAGGATTCCTTATGGTGTTTTTATTTACAAAGATGAAGACCTTACTGTAGGAAATATAGTTTCCTATGTAGAAGATTACTTGTTAACAGTAAGTGGCTATATTAGCGCAAAAGGTATTAATGACTTTCAAATCTTTACAGGTGGAGCAAGAGGCTCAAGTACAGTAAATATAGGACATCGGCAATTTAAAAATGTATTTCTTGGCTTTGGTGGTAGTAAAAATGACATTTACTACGTTTACAATAACAGTAGTTATAGTCTTTGGGAGGTGATAAATAGAAATTCATCTGATAAACGATTGAAAAAAAATATCACTATTTCAAATCACAAAGCTCTTGATTATGTTAGTCAATTTAAATTTAAAGAATATGACTGGATTGAAGAAGAAAATAGACCACAAAAGCCACATACAAATATTGGTTTGATTGCTCAAGAAGTCCAAAAAGTTGACCCTACACTTGTAGTTGAAAATGGTGAACGTTTAAATTTGGATAATCTTAAATTAACTAATATAGCATTAAAAGCTATTCAAGAGCTTGCTCTTGAGAATAAGAAAATCATAAAACGATTGGAGAAATTAGAAAATGGATAATGAGCTAATTGTCAAAGCATTAAAAGCGTCTCTCACTGAGTCAAGTAGTATCTCAACAAATACAATGATTGCAAAAAATATTTTAAGTATTCAACTTGAAGAACAAGCGGAAGAAATGCAACAAGTTAAAAATGAGCGTGATGAGGCTCTGGTGGACTTAAAAAATATCAAGTCAAGTTTTGAAAAAATCAATGAGATTTTACAATCTGATGAACAACTTAAAAACCTCTATGAAGAAGTTAAAGCTAAAAGAAATGAGAAAGGGTAATATATATGGAATTTAAAGTAATTAGCAAATATTTGCAAGATGGGAATAGAACCTTAGTAGCTATCCGCAAAGAGTCACCTTACACGGCCTTTGACCGTGTATTGAGCGGAGACCGTACCAATGAGCCTGATAATGTACTGATTGAGGCTGTACTTGGTCTAGTGGCCACAGAGTTTAACCCTGCTGATGGTGTCAAGCAACTACAAGAGGAGTTAAAAATCCAAGAGCAAACTTATGACAAGAAACTTGAGGAGAAAGATAATGCTATTAACGCTGTCAAGGACATTGCTAAGTGGGCTGTACTTGCAAGGGTGACAGATGTGGACAACCCACTAGACCCTACAGTATTTAAGCGTGGTCTTGAACTGGTAGACCTTGCTCAAAATGGTAAAACCTACCAAGCTCAAGACATCTTTACGATTGAGAACCCTGAGCATGGCGAAATGTTCCAAGAGGGCAAGCGTGTCATGGTGCAAGTGAATGAGCCGTTTACTTATCAAGGCCAAACACTGGAAGAACTAAAAGAGCTTGATAAAAATGGTAAGCTAGGCATTTGGAAGTGGGAACCACCAAAAGAAAACACCTCAACATCAAGCGCAGAGCTAAATACTGAGGCAGTGCCACAATAAGAAAGGGGGCAAGCGTGACTATATCAGATTTAATAGCACATCTAGCCCCTACTGTTGGTGTTATTGCTACTGGATGGTTCGGGCTTACAGCAAGCAAGTCAGCCAATCTGAACAAGAAACAGTTTAACGAGCTGAAAGATGAGCTAGGAACTATACACAATTCAGTTGATAGTGTACGAGAAGTTGGAGAGAGTAATAATAAAAAATTAAGTGAGGTTAATGATAAGTTAGTAGTCCATGATGAGGCTCATCTAGTCACAATGTATCTGAGACTAGAGAGAGACATGACTGCTGCTATCAATCGTGGATATACAACAGTCCATGAGTCTGACATCGTGCATAAAATGCACGGAAGTTATAAGAAACTTGGAGGCAACGGATACATTGATAGCCTCTACAATAAATATATACTTTTAGAAGTGAGGAATTAACATGAAAATTAACTGGCTAGTACGTTTTAAGAACAGAGCTTTTGTCATCCGCCTATTGCTTGCTATCGTCCTACCTATTTTGACCTATTTTGGGTTAAAATTTGAGGATTTGACTAGCTGGGCTGGGGTTTATGAGCTATTCTTGAAATTCTTATCAAACCCTTATCTTATCGGTTTATCAATCGTGAGCGCCCTAAATATTGTCCCTGACCCTACTACAGCAGGGCTGTCAGATAGCTCAAGAGCCTTGACTTATACAGAGCCTAGCGAAGATTAACACAGAGAGCCTACTAGGCTCTCTTTTTTTAGAAAGGAGGGCAAAAATTGGAAAAAATTATCAGCAAAAAGATAGAGCTGACCAGCAATGTCAGAGGAATTGACAAGCTCCATCATGAGATTTACAGCAAAGATAAGAATGTAGCTGAGTTTCATTTCACGATGGATGAGTTGCCCGCTGAAAAAGTCATCTGTCTCTTTCACTTTAAAGGCACCAAGCGCTATAAAGAGGTAGAGGCTACGATAGATGGCAGCAGCTTTACAGTTAAATTTGATAACTCTCTGATAATTGCCAGTGAGACAGTCACAGGATACATCTATTTTGAGAAAGTTGAGAAAGCAGCTGATGTTTATGCTTTTTCTTTTTGTGTCAAAATCTCTGAAATTGATAAGGCTACTCAGGCACCTGTCATGGAGTCTCAGACAAAGCGTGTCATAGATGTCAAGGATATTGTGACAAAGGATGAGCTTGAGAGCTTATTGCCTAAAAATAACACTCCAGGCACAGCCTATGATGACAGTGAGCTAAGAGCTGAGTTAGCAAGCAAGGCTAATAAGAGCGAAATCGCCCATATTTTGGACGATATTGAACTTTTAAAGGCTAAGCCTGACAATGACACCATCTATAATGACAAACCTCTTGTAGGGCGTGTAGAGGCTTTAGAGAATAAGCCAAGTGTAGACACTAGTAGTCTAGTCACTAAGTCAGAGCTAGATGGCAAAGGGTACTTGACTCAACATCAGAGCCTGGATGGCTACGTTAAACACTCAGAGCTCCCTGAGCCATACAATGACACAGAGCTCAAGGAACGAGTGGGACGGCTTGAGAATAAGCCTGTAGTAGATACCTCAAAATTCGTAACAGAGGACATCCTTGCAAGCAAAGGATACCTCACTCAGCACCAAAGCCTTGAGGAGTACGCTAAAAAGTCTGAAATCCCTCACCCTTACAATGACACTGATGTCAAACAGAGACTTTCAGTCATTGAACATAAAGAGCCTCAAAAGCTCAGCCTCATTAACAATACTGTCAGTTTGTCTGGTGGAGGTGGTAGCATTGTCTTGCCAAGCGCTCCAGCCAATCAGTATGAAATCCACGGTGTGGGCATGCCTAATGGCAAAGTCAGCGCTCCAGTCGGTACAACCTATGTGGACACAGCTGTCACAAATGGAGCCCTAAAGTGGATTAAACGCTCAGGGGACGGCTCTCAGGGCTGGGAGGTGCTCACAGGGGACACAGGTTGGAGAAATCTGACCATTGCCTCTAAACTAGGAGGCTCATATCTTAGAGTTAGACGTGTTAACAACATCGTAACTTACCAATTTGGTGGCTTGCAATGGGGTTGGTTCGGAATTATTAGACGAAACGGACTAGGCTATACTGTACAGCCTAGCGACCGTGAACGAAACTGCTATATACTACCAGCGAATGGCGTACCGTATGGCTACCGTTCTGCTACTTCACTTATCGGTAATATCTATAATGACAGTGGCGTGATTTACGGTACGTGGTATCTAGGGAGTACGGGAGACTCAAACCATTTACGCTTTCAATTTAGCGAACCCGTCCCAACAGACCGAGACATCGGTGACATTAGGGTGTCTCAAATACTATACGTTACTGATGACCCTTGGCCTGAACGCTTACCATAATTTGAAAGGAAAAATATAAATGTCAATCAATATTGAAAATGCTATTGCATGGATGAAAGCTAGACAGGGACGAGTCTCTTATAGCATGGACTATAGAGACGGAGATGACTCTTATGATTGCTCAAGCTCTGTCTACTACGCTTTGAGGAGCGCTGGGGCTTCATCTGCTGGTTGGGCAGTCAATACTGAGTATGAGCATGACTGGCTTGTTAAAAATGGTTATGAGCTTATCGCTGAAAATCAAGAATGGGATGCTAAGCGTGGGGATATCTTCATCTACGGAAGACGTGGCTATTCAGCAGGAGCTGGAGGCCATACGGGTATGTTTGTAGATTCAGACAATATCATTCATTGTAATTACGCTAGAAATGGAATCACGGTTAACAACCATGATGCTATCTGGAATGCGGCAGGTCAACCTTACTTTTACGCATACCGCTTGACAAATCCAAATGCACAACCTGAAAAACCTAAAAAAGGATGGCAAAAGGATGATAATGGCTACTGGTACGCTAGAGCCAATGGCTCATATCCTAAAGGACAATTTGAGTACATTGAGGAAAATAAATCATGGTTCTATTTCGATGAAGACGGATATATGTATTCTAAAAAATGGCTCAAGCATACAGACGGCAAGTGGTACTGGTTCGACAAAGACGGGTACATGGCTACATCATGGAAGAAGGTTGCTGATAAATGGTATTACTTCAACCGTGACGGTTCAATGCAGACTGGCTGGGTGAAATACTACGATAAGTGGTATTATCTCGATGCAACAAATGGCGACATGAAATCTGATTGTTTCATCAAATATAATGACGGCTGGTATCTGCTCTTACCTGATGGTAGAATGGCAGACAAGCCTG